TTATTAGCTCCTCATCCATATAAAGGGGCTAAGGGTGGTCGTGGTTCGGGTAAGTCACACTTTTTTGCTGAGTCATTGGTTGAGTTTCATATTCTTAATCCTGATGAGTCAAGTGTTTGTATAAGAGAGATCCAGAAATCCCTTAAATTTTCAGCGAAGAAATTGATTGAAGATAAGATCAAAAAGCTGAAGGTTTCACATCTATTTAAAATAACTCAGAATGAGATTAAGTGCCTTGAGGGTGATGGTGTGATCATCTTTCAGGGTATGCAAGATCATACGGCTGATAGTATTAAGTCACTTGAGGGATTTATGATTGCTTGGGTGGAAGAGGCTCAGACATTGAGTAAGAGAAGCCTTGAGTTGTTGTTGCCTACTATTCGTGCTGAAGGTTCTGAGATTTGGTTTAGTTGGAATCCAGATCAAGAGGATGATGCGGTTCAGAGTTTAATTCCTGATATGATCTGTATTCATGTTAATTTCATGGATAATATATTTTGTCCTGAGAAGATTAAGAATGAGGCTGAAAGACATCTGAGGGTTAATCCAGATACTTATGATCATGTTTGGTTAGGTGGTTTTAATGTATTGAATGATGCTCAGATATTTAAAGGAAAGTTTGATTTCATTGAGTTTGATGTTGCTGATGTTTGGAATCCTTTACATGGATTGGATTGGGGATTCAGTCAAGATCCTACGGCTGGTGTTAGGTGTTATCTTGAGAATAAGAGTTTATATATCTATCAGTCTGCTGGTAAGGTTGGACTTGAATTGGATGATACGGCTAAGTATTTAGAGAATAAAATACCTGAAATGGGAAAGTATGTTATTCGTGCGGATAGTGCTAGACCTGAATCGATCAGTTATTGTAAGAGGCATGGATTGCCTTTGATACAGGGTGTTAAGAAGTGGGCTGGATCTGTTGAGGATGGGATCGAGTATATTAAGAGTTTGGATAGAATTATTGTTCATCCAGATTGTAAGGATGTCCATGATGAGTTTAGGTTGTACTCATATAAAGTGGATAAGAGGACTGGCGATATTACTAAGATTATCGTTGATAAACACAATCATTATATAGATGCTATTCGGTATGCTATCCAGCCATTTATCAGTCAGAAAGCGACTGCGAGAGTTAGATCACTATAATTCTTTAAAAGTATGCTAAAATTGAAAAGTCAAGTTTAAATCTATCAAGAGGATGAACCATGTTTGATCGCATTAGAGGGCTGTTCAGAAAAGAGAGCAGGACTGGTAAATTGCTATTGCAGGGAAATAATGATGCTAAGTGGTCAAAAAGAAATTTCAAGGCGTTTGCTGATGAGGGCTATCAGAAGAACGTTATTGCGTTCCAAGCGATTAATAAAACTGCTAATTCTGTAGCTGCCATTCCTATTATTTTATCAAAGCCTGATGGTGAGGCTTTAGTTGAACATCCTATGTTATCCCTTATTAACCGACCTAATCCTTTGCAATCAAGGGTGGAGTTCATTACTGCGTTGGTTGGTTATTATCAAATAGCTGGCAATTCATTTCTTGAGAAGGTCATGGTTCAAAGTATGCCTAAGGAATTATATACTTTGAGACCTGATCGGATGGGGATTGTTGAGAGTAATACTGGGATACCTGCTGGATATAAATATAAATTAGGGATGGATGAAGTTAATTGGGAGAGTGATATTGTCACTGGTGAGAGTGATATTAGGCATTTAAAAACCTTTAATCCTTTGGATGATTGGTATGGATTGAGCCCTATTGAGGCTGGTGCGTATGGTGTGGATCAACATAATGAGACGATGAAGCATTTACAGTCGTTGCTTCAGAATGGTGCTTCGCCTAGTGGGGCATTGGAGGTTCATGCGGATATTGATTTAAGTGATGATCAATTTAATCGATTGAAGAGTGAGGTTGATGAGAAATTTAGTGGCTCTGCTAATGCTGGTAGACCATTGTTGTTAGAGGGTGGAATGAAATGGACTCAGATGGGTTTGTCACCTCAAGCGATGGGGATATTGGATATTAAGTATTCTAGTGCGAGAGATATTAGTTTGGCTTTGGGGGTTCCACCGTTGCTCCTGAATATTCAAGGCGACTCGACTTATAGTAATTATAAGGAGGCTCGCCTTGCTTTTTATGAGGAAACGGTTATTCCTTTGGGCAATTATATTATTGATGAGTTGAATGTTTGGCTTGAGCCTTATTTGGGTGGATTAAAGTTTAGTTTAGATTTAGATCAAGTACCTGCGATTGCTGAGAAGAGAATGACGTTGTGGGAGATGGCTGATAAGTCGAGTGATTTAACGATTAATGAGAAAAGAGAGATTAAGGGCTATGAGCCTGTTAAGGATGGTGACACGATTTATATTACTACGAGTATGATCCCATTGAGCTTTGATTCTGATGATGAGGAAAGTGAAGATCCTGAAGGTGAAGGTGATGAAGCTTTTGGTGATGATGAAGAGTCTGACAGGGAATAGTAAACGTAGGGAGCAGAGGCTTCAGTCGTTGATGCTTGATAGGTTGGCGTTTAGGCATGAGAGAAGGATAGCGAGAGAGATTGCTAGGGTCATGAGGGAAGGTGCGAAGGCATATTCTAATGGCATTAGTCCTGATTTCACTGGGTTGGATCATCCTACGAGAATGAAGTCGATCATGAGGACGTTGTATCGGGAAACTGTTGAGGCGTTTTCTAAGTATTTTTTGAAGAGTGAGAAGGGCAGAGTTCGTGTTCTTGAATTGAAAGATAGTGGATTCAGTGTTGATCCTACTGTGATTACTGATGAGGTGATGGCTAATTGGGTTGCTCAATATGGTGGTGATCGGATTACGCAGATTACTAACACGACTAAAAGAGATATTAATAGGATTATTCAGGCTGGAATTAAAGATGGTCTGAGTGAGAGAGAAATTGGAAAGATGATCAGTGCTGTTGCTCCTGTTAAATCAGCGAGTCGGGCGCAGACTATTGCGAGAACTGAGACTCATAGTGCGGCTAATGCTACTGGTATTGAAACGGCTCAGGGTGTTGGTTTAGAGATGAAAAAGATTTGGGTTGCTGCTGGCGGTGGTCGGACTAGAGATAGTCATAGAAGGGCTGACAGTGATTATAAGGATGGAATTGGATTGGATGATTATTTTATTGTTGGTGGTGAAAGGTTGAGATATCCTGCTGATCCAAGTGGAAGTGCTAAAGAGGTTATTAATTGCCGATGTGCGCTTGTTTATGAAATACTTTAATATATGCTACAATGATTAAAAAGCACAGGGTGATAGTTATGGATCATAAGAAATTTACTGCGAGTTTAGAGTTAAAGAATGTCAATTCTGAGGCTGGTACATTTGAGGGTTATGCTTCAGTTTTTGGAGTGGAAGATTCTGATGGTGATGTCATTAATAAGGGTGCTTTTGTTAATACGATTAAAGCTCATAAGGATAATGGATCAATGCCTAAGATGTTGTGGCAACATAATCCTAGTATTGTGATCGGCAAGTTTGTTGATATGTTTGAAGATGAGAGAGGCTTGTTTGTTAAGGGTCAGCTTATTGTTGAAGTGGATAAGGGAAGAGAGGCGTTGGCTTTGATGAAGGCTGGTGCGATTGATGCGATGAGTGTTGGGTTTAATATCGCGGATGCTACTCAACGGAAGGGAACTGGTCGAGATATTAATGAGACAGATTTATGGGAGGTTAGCATTGTTACGTGGGGTGCTAATCCTGAGGCGTTGGTGTCAAGTGTGAAGAGTATTGACACGACAAGAAATTTTGAGCGATTCCTGAGAGATTCAGGATTCAGTAAGAAGGAAGCTGTTAATATTGCAAGTAATGGTTTCAAAGCAAAAAATCGGAGTGATTCTGATTCAGAAATGAAAGATAGTTTAAGTAATTTAATCAAATCAATGAGGGCGTGAAAATGTCAGAATTAAAGGAAGTCATTGCTGAATTGGGTTCAACTTTTGAAGATTTTAAAAAGTCGAATGATCAGCGAATTAAAGAAATAGAGAGTAAAGGTGCTGCGGATCCCTTGCTTGAAGAAAAAATTAACAAGATGAATGAGCAAATCACTGATCTTGAAGCGACTAAAGCGAAGTTGGAAAAAATTGAAACTGCGCTGGCTCGTAAGAGTAAAGTTGTTGGTGGTGATGCTGGTAAGTTAGAGCAGAAGGCTTTAGATTTTGAGAAGATCCTTTGTGCTAATCGGAATGTACCTTTAACGGGTAAATTCGATGCTGAGGCGTTGGCTGGTTATAAGTCTGCGTTTATGAACCATTTCCGTAAGGGCGATATTATCGGTCTTGATGAGATGAAGGCGTTGAGTGTAGGTTCTGATCCTGATGGTGGTTACACAGTAGACCCCGATACTGGTGGTCGTATTGTGACTAAGGTATTTGAGACATCGCCTATGAGATCGGTTGCTAGTCAACAGACGATTGGCACTGATGCTCTTGAAGGGATGTATGATCTTGATGAGGCTGATGCTGGTTGGGTTGGTGAAACTGCGCCTAGACCTGAGACTGGTACTCCACAGCTTCAGAAGTGGCGTATTCCAGTACATGAGATTTATGCGAAGCCTAAGGCTACTCAGAAGTTACTTGATGATAGTAATATCAATATTGAAGCTTGGTTGAGTGGAAAGGTCAGTGATAAATTCTCACGTGTTGAGAATGCTTCATTTGTGAATGGTGATGGTGTTGGTAAGCCTCGTGGATTCTTGACGTATGCTGCTGGTACAACTTTGCCCGGCACTATCGAGCAAATTAACACTGGTGCTGCTGGTGCGTTTAAGGCTGCTCCTGATGGTGGTGATGTTCTGATTGATACTATCTATTCTGTTAAACAGGCTTATCGTGCTGGTTCTAAGTGGGCGTTAAATCGTTCTACTCAGGCGGCTGTTCGTAAGCTGAAAGATAGCAATGGTGATTATCTTTGGGTTGCTGGGTTGGCTGCTGGGATTCCTAGTATGTTAGCTGGTTATGGCATTGTTGAGTTTGAAGATATGCCTGATATTGCGGCTGATTCATTATCTATGGCTTTTGGTAACTTTTCTGCGGCATATCAGATTGTTGATCGTGCTGGCATTAGAGTATTACGTGATCCTTATAGTGCTAAACCGTTCATTGAGTTCTACACAGTTAAGCGTGTAGGTGGTGATGTAATAGACTTTGATGCGATTAAAATCGTCAAGTTTGCTGTTTAATTATTGATTGGGGTTATTGATTTAGCCCTAATTTCAATTTAGATTTATTGGAGATTATAAAATGAATCGGGATTTACAAAATAAGATCGAGCAAGTTGCCTCTATTGTACCTGCTGTTTATTCGGCTGGTGCTAATGGTGTTGGTGCTGATTTGCGTGATTGTGATTCGGCTGCTCTGATTGCTTCAATCGGTGCAATTGTTGGTGCTGGCGGTGATGCTGCTATCACATTGGAAGAGTCTGATGTATTGGGCTCTGGTTACACTGCTGTTGCTGCTAGTGATATCTTAGGTACTTTGCCTACGGCTATGACTGCGGCTACTAGCTATCGTTTTGGTTATTCAGGTGCGAAGCGTTATATTCGTGCTGTTCTGGATAAGGGTACTGAGACGAGTGTTGCTGCTGCGATTGTTGTTCTTAAGGGTAATCTTGCGAGAGAGCCTGAAGGTCAAACTGTAGCATCTTAAATGAGTAGAAGTGAATCCTTTGATGATATGTCATGGGATTCACCTACATATAAAAAGAGGTTGAATATAATGAGTAAGGTCGAGTACATTCCTAAATTATCAGTAATTGCTTATTGTATTCGCTTCGCTATTTTGGAGCGTAGAAAATATGAAAGCCAAGATAAAAAGTAATACAAGAATTTCTGTTTATGGGTGGGATGTTGTCACCTGTAGTAAGGGTGAAATTGTTGAGGGTGATCTGGCTGAGAAGGCTGTTAAGTTGAAGTTGGCTGATAAGTTATCTCAGAAAGAAGAAAATAAGATTGTGGTTGAAAAGCCTGAATCTGATTTGAAGCCTGATGTGACTAAGCCTGATAGTCCTGAAGAAAAAAAGGGCTGGTTTAAATAATGTCATTGAGACAGACTGTAAAATATAATCAATATCGTGGGCATAGTTTAGTAACTGCGCCTACGGTTGTGCCGATCTCAGTTGATGAATTAATAGCCTATCTTAAGTTAGGTGATAATGATGAGGGCGTTCAATTATCTATGATGATTGATAGTGTTGTTGCGTATTGTGAAAGGTATTTGGGCATAGCGTTTATTACACAGACTTGGAGATTGACATTGGATCAATTTCCTACTCAGGGTGAGCCTTGGTGGGATGGTGTCAGGGATGCTCATATTAATGTATTGGTGAATGAGTCGAGAGCGAGTGAGATATTCTTGCCTAGACATCCGTTGATTAGTGTGGACAGTATGACTGCTGATAGTGCTGCTGTTGTGATTGCTGATATTTTTATTGTTGATACGCAGCAACAGAAAGGTCGATTAGTCCTTAAGTATGGGGCTGTGTTGCCTGTAGTGGTTAATGAGACTGCTAATGGGGTTGTGATTGATTATACGGCTGGTTTTGGTGCTACGGCTGCTTTAGTGCCTGCCGATCTAAGATTAGGATTGCTTCAGTTTGCTGGATATTTATATAGCAATCGAGGTGATGGTTGTAGTGCGGAAAGTGCGTTTAAGAAGAGTGGTGCGAAGGGTGTCATGGATTCTTATAAGGTCATGGATTTATAGATGAAGTGTTGTGATCTAAATAGTGGAAAATTAAGACATAGAATCCAGATCATGAGAGAGACATTGGTTGAAGATAATACTGGTGGTCAGGTCAGTGAATGGAATGAAAAATTTAACCCGTTTTGTTGGATAAAGCCTGCGAGTGGGAATGAGAGATTTCAAGCTGGAAAGTTAGAGGCTAATATTACTCATAAAATATACATGAGATATTTTGATGGAATATTACCTCAGGACAAAATTGTTTATGGTTCTAGGGAAATGCAAATTAGGGCTATTTTAAATATTGAAGAGAAAGGTGTTTGGCTGGAATTATCGGCTGTTGAGGGTCAGGTAAATTGAGTACGATTAATGGCACTAATGAATTGCTTTTGAATTTACAGAAGATGGCAGATCGATATGGCGATGCTATTGCTCAGGCTGGATTTGTTGGTGGTGAGATTGTGAGGGGGATTGCTGTTAAATCAATTCAATCGCAATCATCTGGTGATAGTGTTATTCGATATAGAAATGGCGGTGCTGAGTATTCGCACGTTGCTTCAAAAGAGGGTGATGCGCCTAACACTGATACTGGTCGCTTGGTTAATTCGATCAAGGTTGAGGTGGATGGGCATTTGACCTTTGTTGGAACGAGTTTGAAGTATGGTAAGTGGCTGGAATTTGGTACTAAAAGAATGAGTGCTAGACCTTGGCTGAATCCTGCTTTAGAGGCTGGCAGACCTCAGATTAGAATGGCTTTTGATAAGGTAATGAGTCAGACTACGAGAAAGGGAATTAAATGATTAATCTTGTACAGGCTGAATTGTTTGCTCAGGTCAAGGCGATTGCTGGGTTGAATGTTTATGGTCATGTGCCTCAGGGATCGGATTATCCTTATGTGATAGTTGATCCAATGAAGTTAAGTGCGAATGATTATGATAGTGAGATTGGTTTTACTGGTACAATAATGATTCATGTTTGGTCTGATAGTAAGAGTATGAATGTTGTTAGTTCTATTCAGATGCAAATTTACAATGCGTTACATAGAATTCCTATGACCGTTGTTGGTTGGGGAATATCTACGGTACAGCAAGAGTTTACAGAAATTTTATTAGATCCTGATGGCATAACACGACATGGTGTACAGCGATTTAGGGTTATCTTTGAACCAACGGCATAAAAGAGGATTGATACGATGAGTGTTGGAATTGGAATGATAGGAAGAGAGATCACGATGACAGTCGGTGGGATTACTCTTTTGGGTGTTGTTGATAAGGCTATTAGTCGAAGTAATACGGCTTTGGATACGACTGATGATCAATCAAGTGGCAATCGTGAATTATTGGCGAAGGCTGGTTTGAAAGAGACTACGTTGACTGTTAGTGGAACATTCAAGAACCTTGAATTATTGACTACTTACTTTGGTACTAGTCAGATGGTTGAGGCTGTTGTGACTTATCCTGATGGCTCTACTGAGACGTTTGATGCGTTTATGGAAGCGGTTGATACTGATTTCCCTGCGAATGATTTATCTACATTTAGTACTACATTATTGTCTAGTGGTGCGACTGTGTTTGTGGCAGGTGTATAGTAGATGTTCAAGGATAAAATTGAGCTGAAGTGGCGTGGTAAAGAATATACCACGCCTGTTACTATGGATCTTCTTGATGAGATTGATGAGGCGTTTAATATCATGGATCTTGTTATGGAAACTGCGAAGGGCAAAATTAAGATTACGAGGGCGGCTAGATTGATATCGGTTGTTCTTATTGCTGGCGGTTGTGGTGCTTCCTCTGAAGATGTCTATAAGGGAATGGGTGGTGGTCGTGCTAATCTGTTGAGTGTGATGGAGATGATGGGATATATCATCAATAAAATCTATCCGCATGATGATGAGGACGTTAAAAAAAAGCCCAAGAAGGTAGTGAAAAAAACTACCAGAAAGACCAAGTAAATCCATTAGCAGTATTTTATGAGCTGTTGGTTGTCCATTATGGGGTCGCTCCTAGTGAGTT